CCTTTCTTTTTTTGCAAACCCGAATTTTTGAGGTGAAAAATGGCGAAGCGAAAGCAGCGAATTGACAGCACGACCGAGCAGGTCCGCGTGATGTCAAAGGCAACGCAACAGATACATCCGCCTAGCACTGTTCCGCTAGACGAAAGCGATATGCCGTTCTTTGTGAACGTGATTGAGGAATTTGCGCGCAGCGAGTGGACAGCGCACCAGCTTGAACTCGCAGCCCTCTTGGCGCGCACTGTCGCCGATCTGAACAAGGAGCAGTTGGCGATGCGCGAGGAGGGCACTGTAGTTGTGACCGAAAAGGGAACCCCGGTGGTAAATCCGCGCAAGACGGTCATTCAGATGCACGCCTCGACTATTCTCAGCTATCGTCGCAGTCTTGGCCTCCACGCGCGCGCGCAAGGTGGCGATGCGAGGGACATTGCAAAGCGGCGCACTCAGGCAAAGAACATTGAGGCCGACAACCCGCTTGACGATGAATTGCTGGCGAGGCCGCAGTGACCAGAGGTGAGAAGGTTTGTGCATTTCTGGAGCGGTTCTGTCCCGTGCCAGAAGGCAAGCATGTAGGCAAACCTTTAAAGCTAATGGCATTCCAGCGGCGCTTTATCTTAGACATCTATGATAACCCTAAAGGCACCAGCCGCGCCTATCTCTCGGTCGCGCGAAAGAACGGAAAGTCGGCGCTTATTGCGGGGATCGTCCTGGCTCACTTGGTGGGGCCGGAGGCGAGGCAGAATAGCCAGATCACTAGCGGTGCGCGGAGCAGGGATCAGGCGGCGTTGGTGTTCAAGCTGGCTGAAAAAATGGTGCGACTTTCTCCTGCGCTTTCGAAGATTGTACGCGTGATACCTTCTCAAAAGTCGCTTATCGGCCTTCCGATGAATGTTGAATATAAGGCGATCAGCGCCGAGGCTGGCACTGCTCATGGTCTCAGCCCAGTGCTGGCAATCTTGGATGAGGTCGGTCAGGTGCGCGGCCAGCAAGACGCCTTCATCGAAGCAATCGAAACCGCCCAAGGCGCGCACGACGATCCCCTCTTGATCGCCATTAGCACGCAGGCATCCACCGATGGCGACCTTTTCTCAATTTGGCTGGACGACGCCAAGAACGCGAAAGACCCGCGCATTGTGAGCCATGTCTACACCGCGCCAGAGGATTGCGAGGTGACGGACAAAAAGGCGTGGAAGGCGGCGAACCCGGCGCTTGGCGAGTTTCGCAGCCTCAAAGACATGGAGGACTTTGCAAAGCAGGCGGCGCGACTGCCAGCCAAGGAAAACAGCTTTCGCTGGTTGTATCTGAACCAGCGGATTGAGGCGCAAAGCCCGTTCCTAAGCCGCGCGGAGTGGCAGGCCAACGATGCGGAGCCGGAGCCGTTCGCTGGGATGCCGTGTTTTGCGGGCCTTGACTTGTCTCAAAGCCGAGATTTAACCGCTTTCGTGATGGCATTCCCTGACGGCGATCAATGGCACATCATTCCGCAGTTCTTTTTGCCGTCCGAAGGCATCCGCGAGAAGGCAAAAAACGATAAGGTTCCTTATGATATTTGGGCCGATCAGGGATTTTTGACGTTGATCGACGGCCCTGTGATTGTGCCTACGGTGGTGGCGCGGCACGTTGCAGAGGCTGCGGAGCAGTATGACATCACCATGTTGGCCTATGACCGCTGGCGCATTAACGACTTCCAGCGAGAACTTGATGCTATTGGCGCGCAAATCCCGATGGCACCTTTTGGACAGGGGTTTAAGGATATGGCCCCGGCGGTTGATAAGCTGGAACGCCTTGTGGCCGAGCGAAAGTTGCGTCATGGCGGCAATCCGCTTTTGAACATGTGCGCGGCCAATGCAATCGCGGTACGCGATCCGGCTGGCAACCGAAAGCTGGACAAGATGAAGTCAAGTGGCAGGATCGACGGTCTGGTCGCTTTGGCTATGGCGCTTGGCGCGGCTTCGCATGAGGACACAAGCGTGCCGCCTTCGCCATGGGATGATCCTGAGTTTCGGATGGAGGCGTGACCACCTTGAAACTTTGCAAATTATCGCATACAATGCAGCGGAATTTGCAAATTCGGCGGACGCATGGGCATTTTTGACAGATTCCGCAAGACGGAAACCAGAAACTTAGAAGACCCGAATGCCCCGGTATCTGCCGAGGACTTTTTGCAGGTCATGGGCTGGGGCGAGATGACAGCTTCGGCTGGCGTCACTGTCAACGTGGACACTGCTCTTGGGGTTCCTGCGGTTTGGTCTGCCGTGAACTTCCTTTCTGGAACGCTTGCTGGCCTTCCCCTGCATGTTTACCGCAAGACCGAGAATGGCCGCGAGCGCGTCAAAGGTCCGCTTGAGACACTCTTGCACGACACAGCGAACGATAGCATGTCGTCGTTTGAGTGGCGCAAATATATGTTTGACCAAGTTTTCACAGGTGGGCGCTGCGTTACTTACATTGAGCGCAGTCGCAATGGCGCTATCAAAAACCTGTGGCCGCTTGATCCGAATTATACGCGCGTTGAGCATCGCAGCGACGGAAAGCGCCAGGTTCGGGTGTATCTGCACAAGGGTCAGACATATTCGGCAAGCGAAGTCTTAGACATCCCATTCATGCTCAAGTCGAACGGCTTGGACGTGCGCGGTCCGATTTCCACAAACCGCGATGCGATTGGCATGGCGATTGCGGCCAGCCGCTACGGCGCAAAGGCGTTCCAATCTGGTGGCATCCCGCCTGTCGTGCTGCAGGGGCCGTTCCAGAGCGGCGCAGCAGCATCACGGGCGTCGGACGACGTGGCCAAGACCACGGCCAAGCTGGCGCGTGAAGGGCGTTCTGTCATGGCTCTTCCGCTTGGCCATGAGATGAAGCAGATCGGCTTCAACCCGGAACAGATGCAGTTGATTGAATTGCAGCGTTTCAGCATTGAGCAGATCGCGCGCATTTACAGCTTGCCGCCTGTATTCTTGCAAGACTTGACGCATGGCACATTTTCCAACACCGAGCAGCAGGACTTGCATTTCGTCAAGCACACGCTGAAGCGGTGGATTGAGCAGACAGAGCATGAGTTGAACCTCAAGCTATTTCCGCGCGGGTCTGATCGCTATGTTGAGTTCAATGTTGACGGGCTGCTGCGCGGCGACTTCCAGACGCGGATGCAGGGTCACGCCACCGCGATCCAGAACGGCATTGAGACGCCAAACGAGGCGCGCACGATGGAAAACCGCCCTGCTTTGGAGGGCGGCGACAGTCTGATGATCCAAGGCGCGACGGTTCCGATTGCCGCGCAGGTTGGAGGCTTTGATGCCGAGACCGAATGAAGCGATGCGCGAGGAGGCCCAGCGCGGGCTTGATTGGCGCAGCGAGTACGGTCGCGGCGGCACAGAGGTTGGGATCGCTCGTGCGAGGGATATTTCAAACGGCGAAAACCTAAGCATGGAAACCGTGGGCCGAATGGCCAGCTATTTCGCGCGGCACGAAGTTGACAAGGAAGCTGAGGGCTTTCGCCCCGGCGAAGATGGCTATCCCAGCAATGGCCGCATAGCCTGGGCGCTTTGGGGTGGTGACGCAGGTCAGGCTTGGGCCAATCGTATTCTTGAGCAGGAAGATGACGAGCGCGCCGAAACGCGCCCATATCCGGGCGAACATGCCGCGCGCATCGCTGATCCAGACGAATTTGACAGCTTTAGCCGCCGGAACAACGAGGGCGGCACGGGCGTTGATTTCGTTTATGGGATCAGCGACGGCGAGGCGCGCGTTCAAAGCATCCGTTTTAAGACCGACTATTTCACGGTAGAGCAAGCGCGCGAATGGCTTGATGAGAACGATTTTGAGCCGCTTCTTTTCGAGCCTGCGGCACCTGTGGACGAGGGACGTTCTGTTGTGGTATTATCGCCACAGGATATGGAGGCTCAAATGCAAAAGCGCGCAGCGCCTGATGAACTGAGCGTCGGGGACTATGTCGCATGGGACAGTTCTGGCGGTGAAGCCTATGGGCAGATTGAGCGCATTGAGCGCGACGGCCAAATCAATGTGCCCGACAGTGATTTTACCGTCAATGGGACTGAAGAAGACCCTGCGGCTCTCATCATGGTTTACCGAGAAGGCGAGGATGGGTGGTCGCCTTCTGGCGTGCGCGTTGGTCATCGATTCAGCACTTTGAGTAAAGTAACAGCCCGGGGCTACAAGGACAAAGACGAGGATCGTCACATCAAGCGGATCGAAGAAACTGATGATGAGGTTATTGTCGTTTTCCACAAGGAAATGAGCGATATGGACGAAATGGAAGAGTCCTACGTTGCCAGAGAAATTCGCCCCGCAAAAAGAATTGAGTTGCGGGATCAGGACAACGGCATGGTTCGCGTGTCTGGTTACGCTGCTGTTTTTGGCGAGGAAACGAACATCGCGGGAATGTTTACCGAGGTTATTGAAGCCGGTGCGTTCAAGAATGCGATTGATCGGAACGACGACGTTGTTTTCTTGGTCAACCATGATGGCTTGCCTTTAGCGCGCACTCGATCTGGCACTCTTAGGCTTTCTCAGGATGATCGTGGCCTTTACATGGAAACTGATCTTGATCCTAGCGATCCAGATGTCCGTTCAATCTTACCGAAAATGCGCCGAGGCGACTTGGACAAGATGAGTTTTGCATTCATCCCAACGCGCCAGATGTGGGATGATCGCGGAGAAATCCCGAAACGCATTGTTCAAGATGTTGAACTTTTCGACGTGTCTATTGTGACCACACCGGCATATGAAGGCACAGAAATTGGCCTGCGGTCGCTTGAGGCGCACCGCAAGGCGCAGAAGAAAAGCCAAGCGGCTCGCCGCCTTCGGATGAAAGGCCGCTTGACCGAATAGCAGCGGCTCTCCCGCTGTTTCGCCCTGTCCCGCGCCTTGGGCAAGCGCTTGGACTGATCGCCGTGATGGCAGACCAGTTCCCTTAGATGGAGGCCCTAATGGCTGATATTAAAGACCTGCGGGAGAAGATGGCGAAAATCGCCACCGAGGCCCGCTCCAAGCTGTCGGAAGTGACAGACAACACCCCTGAAGATCGCGCTGCTGAAATTGAGCGTGAATTTGACGCCATGATGGCGGATCACGACAAGCTGGCCGCAAAGGTTGAGCGTCTTGAGAAAGTTGAAGCGGCTCTGCGCGCTGGCGACGAAATCGACTACAGCAAGCGCCCGACTTTTGAAGATCGCTCGGCACCTGCTGTGGATGACGGCCTGCGCATGGACTACCGCACTGCATTCGCTGAGATGATTGCAGCAGGCGGTGACGCGTACGTTGATGCCGAAGTTCGCAATGTTCTGAAAGAGCATCGCGCACAGGTTGGCGGCACGGACAGCGCCGGTGGCTTCACGGTCCCGACTGAACTGGCGACCTTCATTGAGAAGGCGATGATTGCAACTGGCCCGATGTACGGCAACCAGTTCTTCACCTACATCAACTCGAATGATGGCCGCACGTTCAACATCCCGACTGTTGACGATACTGCTGTCACGGCGGTTGCTCATACTGAAGGGACTCAGCCCACCGACGATGGTGGCAAGGATGTTACCTTCGGCCAGAAGACGCTTGGCGCATTCGCCTTCGACTCAGAGTGGGTCCGTTGGTCGGCAGAACTGAACGCCGACAGCATCCTGAACATGGAAAGCCTGCTGGGCGAACTGCTGGGCGAGCGCCTGGGCCGTATCGCAAACAGCAAGCTGACCGTCGGTTCGGGTTCTTCGGATGTTGAAGGCATCGTGACCAACTCGGCAGAGGGCAAGGTTGCCGCCGCGACCAACGCAGTGACTGGCGATGAAATCATCGACCTGATCCACTCGGTTGATCCGGCATACCGCAACGCGCCCAACACCGCGATCATGATGAGCGACAGCACGCTCGCTGCGGTTCGCAAGCTGAAGGACGGTGACGGCAACTACCTGTGGCAGATGGGCAACTATCAGGCCGGTATCCCGCAGAACCTGCTGGGCTACAATGTTGTCGTCAACCAGGCGATGGCGGGCATCGGCGATGGCGTAAACAGCAAGATCATGCTGTTCGGCGACATGTCGAAGTTCTATGTTCGCAAGGTTGGCGCACCGTCGCTCTACGTTGCGCGTGAACGCTTTGCGCCTGACTTCGGCATCCTTGGCTACATCCGCTTCGACGGTGTGCTGGCCAACACCGCCGCGATCAAGCACATGGCTCTGGCTGCGGCCTAAGTCAGTTTCTAGGTGGGGCGGTTCGCCGCCCCACTCACTAAACTGACAAGGAGGCGATGATGCCCAAGGTTAAACTTCTGACTTCGCTGGCTGGGATTGATTTCTCTCACAATGCGGGCGATGTGATTGACTGCAACGAGGCGGAAGCGCAGCGGTTTTTCACTGCTGGTATTGCTGAACCTGTGCAGGAGCAGCGGATTGAGAAAGCGGTCAAAAA